CGGTTGCTCTACAGACAGCGCGGGCCTTGGTCCTCAACGCTACGTCTTCGGGCAGCTTGACCGCAACCCGAGAGCTGGTGGTGCCGACCATTGAGAAGCAGTACATCGTCCAGAACAACACCACGGGCGGCCAGAGCATCACGGTGAAGACCGCTGCGGGCACGGGCATCACGGTGCCTAACGGGCGCAAAGCGCACCTGTACGTAGATGGTGTGAACGTCATTCAGATGTTTGACTTCGTGGACATCAACGGCGGGGCGATTGACGGCACGCCTATTGGCGCGGCCTCGGCCTCTACGGGCGCTTTCACAACGCTGAGTGCCACAGGCGTAACAACTGTTCAGGCTGGCACAGCCGCTGCGCCTGCAATCACCACAACAGGCGACACCAACACTGGTATCTTCTTCCCTGCTGCTGACACTATCGGGTTTAGTGAGGGTGGGGCGGAGGCTATGCGTATTGACGCCTCCGGCAACTTGCTGGTGGGGACTACGAGTGCAGGGTCAGTGGCAGGAGTTGCATCAGTTACATTTGTAGCTCAAAATGCGGATAATAACGGAACGTGGACAGGAACTTTTACTGCAACAGGTTCAACTACTAATCGAGGCGTTGTTATTGCTTACAGCGCCTCTACTCCAAATAATAACAGTCAAGAACCATTGTATTTTACTGACTCTACTACAACAAGATTTAACTTTAAATCAGATGGTGGTTTGTATAACTATTCTGCTAACAATAACAATTTGTCTGACCAGCGAGAGAAAAAAAATATTGAACTTGCGGGAAGTTATTTAACCAAAATTTGTTCAATACCTGTTAAAACTTTTCTTTATAACGACCAAACAGATACAGATAAAAACCTTGGTGTTATAGCGCAAGATGTGCAAGCAGTAGCGCCTGAATTGATAACTGAATCAAATTGGGGAACGATAGAAGCTCCAAAGATGCGTTTGTCAATCTATCAGACTGATTTGCAGTATGCGCTGATGAAGTGCATCCAAGAGCAGCAAGCCATTATTACTGCCCTGACTGCCCGTGTTGCAGCCCTCGAATCTAACTAAGGAACCACCATGACAACCTACCTCTGGACTATCCAACAACTTGATCGCCTCACTGCTGACGGCTATGTCGTCACAGTCCATTACAACGTGTCTGCCACTGACGGCACATACAACGCCTCAATTTACGGCACTGTCGGCTATCAGCAGCAGCCCGGTGAAACCTTCATCCCCTACGATGATTTGACAGAAGCTATCGTTGTTGGCTGGGTGCAGACAAGCCTTGGTAAAGACACTGTGGAAGCCAGCTTGCAAAGCCAAATCAACGCACAGATCAACCCCGTACAAGAGTCCGGTTTGCCTTGGGTACAGCCATGAGAATGATTGCACCAATGCTTGCAGTGCTAACTCTGTCCGGCTGCGCCCACGAATACGCAGCTTATGCCGAAGCCCACAAAGCCCAAGCAGCGGCGCAGACGGCCCGGTATCAAGCTCTGGCAGACATCGCCCGTCAAGGTGACACTACGGCTAAAGTCGCTGCGGTCATGAGCCTCCAGATGGGCAGCGCCCAGCAGGGCACGCAGATCAACGCCCCCAAGAACTGGGCCGATTACGCCTTGCAGTGGACTGGCCTTCTCCTGCCAACCTTCGGGCAGGTGTACAGCGTCAACAAACAGACCAGCTTGGGTATGCGCCAGTCTGACAACGCAACAGCCTTGGGCGTCAGCACCAATGCGGCCTTTGTCGGCATTGCAAGCCAGATTCAAGCACCAGCAGCCAACATGACAATCAGCGGCACAGGCGTGATTGGTGCAGGTACTTATTCGATTGGAGCAAACAGTGGTCAAAACTCTGGCAACAGTGGTCGCTTGGCTGGTGGTGCTATTACTGACAATACGGCTGTACCAACTGTGGTGACCAGCACCAACACAACGACCAGCACAACGACCAACACCATCACCCCAGCAGTACCATGAAAGACTGGGCTGTAGCATTAATTGCCGCAGCCCTCATCGCCGGGCTGGCCCTGTGGTGCGCCCGTATTTTTATCTGGAGTTTTTATGGTTGACCTTACCAAAGCCATTGGAGCCGTTGCCGCCAGTGTTGCTGCGTTAGGTGGCAGCTATACGCTTGCCGATAAGTTTGGTTGGTTTGACAGAGCCATCATTGAGTGGTCACCGGAGAATTTCAAGATCGTGGCAGAGGCTGGACAGCCCATCACTGTTACCGTGGCGCGGATCAAGAAGCGCGACGACTGCTCCGTTGAAAGTTTTACGCCAAGCATCCGTGATGCAGCGGGCATGGTGCATGAAGCAACCACCACCGCAAGCAAGTTCAGCGGACCAGCAGGCCCAGAGATTGACACGTTTACGTACCAACTTACGATGGTTAGAAAAGAAAAAATCGCCAGTGGCAAGGCAACGCTGCTGGCAACCATCAAATACAAGTGTCCTGAAGGGGAGCGCGTTGTGCAGTATCCCCGCCACACCAACCTCAGTTTTGATTTAAAGGGGTAATCGATGGCCCAGTTTGAACCTGCTTTTGAACTTATGATGGTTGACGAGGGTTTACCTAGAGGTGGCCCTAGCCCTGCTCTTTGCTCCAGCTATCTCCTTGACGTGACTTGCAGACATGGAAAAAAATCCGCCAATTTCGGCGTAAGTAAATCTCTTTGCAGCAGCCAGTATTCGCACGGCATCCACAACATCGTCGCTAAATTTGGTGAGATTGCAAAGCTCCCCGTGTTGTTTGTTAAGCAGCATCTTTCTTGCGTGCCGATTGTTTTCTTTGTACGAAGCCCACTCCAAGTTGTCCGCATGGTTGTTGAGCTTGTTGCCGTCTTTGTGGTTCACCGTTCTGGCGTCTTTGGGGCGCTCACCAAGAAATGCGGTAGCGACAAGCTCGTGAATAGTGCCACTGCTCCGATGGGGTTTAAGCGACACATTCAAGTAGCCGTTCGGGCTTGCAACACCGGAAAAGAACGTCTCTGGCATACGCCTAGAAATTCCGTCTCTTCGTTGCAAAACGTAAGCATCTCTGCGAATACGCCCCTTGTTGGACACAAAAATGTTCGGGTACGCTGTTTTGCACCACTCTTCAGTATGTTCAGTCATACGACTCCTTCATCTACAATGGTTTAATTATGGCACAATTTGAACCCGCTTTTGAAATAATGCTGGCTGACGAGGGCGGCTTTTTATTGCACGAAGTTCCCGGAGACACCGGGGGCATGACCTATGCGGGTATTGCCCGAAACAAAAATCCACAATGGCCCGGATGGTCATTGGTTGACAAGAAAGAGTTTGGCGGGGCGCTCACGCCCATGGTGAGGGAGTTCTATCGTGTGGAGTTCTGGGACAAGATGCGTGGCAACGAGATCAACAACCAAGACGTAGCCAACACCATCTTCAACTTTGGTGTAAACGCAGGCATGAGCATGGCCGTAAAGCTGGCTCAGCTTGTGGTGGGTGCCACTCCTGACGGCGGCATCGGCGCAAAGACGGTTGAGCGTTTAAACCTGATACCCGATGGCCAGCGGTTCAAGGAGCAGTACGCCCTCGCCAAAATTGCTCGGTATGTAGAGATTTGCAACAAGAACCCCGTGCAGGTCAAGTTCCTCAAGGGTTGGTTGAACCGCACATTGAAGGGGTTGAAATGAACTTACTTGGCGTTGGATCAATCATTGAAGCGGTTGGCAAGGTTGCCGACGACCTGATCACCACTGACAAAGAGCGGATGGAGATGGAGGTTGAGCAGCGCAAACTCGACCTTGAAGAAAAGCGCATCGACCAAGCTACCGACCTTGCCCAGATCGAGGTCAACAAGGTGGAGGCTGCAAGCTCCAGCATCTTTGTGTCTGGCTGGCGTCCTGCCATTGGCTGGATCGGCGTTGCAGCAATGGGCTATCAGTTTCTAGCTTACCCGCTATTCCAGTGGGGCTGGAAGTGGGCGCAGGCTTCAAATTGGATTCCTGCGGGTTTGGAGCCCCCTCCGGTATTGGACGCAGACCAGCTCTGGGTGATACTATCAGGCATATTGGGCATCGCTGGGATGAGGTCTTTTGAGAAAACCAAAGGCGTTGCCAGCAAATAAAGGTTGCCCATGCCACTTTCCAAGTTACTTTTTAAGCCGGGGGTTAACCGGGAAAATACCCGCTACACCACTGAAGGCGGCTGGTATGACTGCGACAAAGTCCGATTCCGTCAGGGCAATCCCGAAAAGATTGGCGGCTGGACACGCTTTAGCTCGTTCACGTATCTTGGCGTCTGCCGGTCACTGTGGAACTGGATCACCCTTGGCGGGGCCAACCTGCTGGGTGTGGGTACAAACCTGAAGTTCTACATCAATCTGGGCGGGCAGTACTATGACATCACGCCAATCCGTGCATCCAGCACCATCAACAACAATCCGTTTGTAGCTACGCTTAGCTCCAGCGTCATTACCGTCACAGACACCGCGCACGGCTGTTTGACCGGGGACTTTGTGACTTTCAGTGGGGCTGTTGGCCTTGGCGGCAACATCACGGCGGGCGTTCTGAACACAGAGTATCAAGTCACCGTAATAGATGTAAACAGCTACACCATCACCGTTTCTGCTGTGGCCAACGCCACAGACGTTTCAGGCTCCCCCGGCGGCGGTGCGGCGGTTGTTGCAGCTTATCAACTCAATACTGGCCCCGAGACTCAAATGCCACTAGGGGGGTGGGGCGCAGGAGGGTGGGGGCTTGGTCTTTGGGGCACAGGAGCACCGGACACAGTTTCTCTTCAACTGTGGAACCAGTTCAATTTTGGCGAGGATTTAATCTTTGGACCACGCGGCGGCGGCATTTATTACTGGGACGCCTCGGCAGGGGTTACTGTCCGGGGGGTCAACTTGACCGTGTCAGGTGACGCAGACACGCCGCTGTTCCAGAACAAGATCATTGTTTCAGATGCTTCTCGTTTCGTGCTGTGTTTTGGCACCAACGATTACGGCGTGGCAACGATTGACCCCATGCTAATCCGCTGGTCAGATCAGGAGAACCCGTTTGTCTGGTCCCCGGCCATCACCAACCAAGCAGGCAGTATCCGGTTGTCGCACGGCTCTGAGATCGTCACGGCCACCCAGACTCGGCAGGAAATTGTCACGTTCACCGATCAGGCGCTGTACTCGCTGCAATACCTTGGGCCGCCCTACGTTTGGGGCACGCAGTTGCTTGGAGATAACCTCTCGATCGCAAGCCCCAACGCTGTAGCACTTGCTTCGGGCGTGGTTTACTGGATGGGCGTGGACAAGTTCTACGTGTATGACGGTCGTGTGCAGACGCTCAACTGCGACCTGCGCCGCTACGTGTTTGGTGACTTTAACCAAGACCAATCCGCGCAAGTATTTGCGGGGACCAACGAGGGTTTCAACGAGGTCTGGTGGTTCTACTGTTCGTCGGACTCTACCGTGGTGGACAAGTACGTCATCTACAACTACCTTGAAAAAATCTGGTACTACGGCACCATGGAACGCTCGGCATGGCTGGACACCGGTTTGCAGGTTTTTCCAATTGCCGCGACCTACATCAACAACATCGTCAACCACGAGGACGGCGTGGACGATAATTCCACGGCTACCCCAGCGCCGATTGTGGCAAACATCTCGTCTTCAGAATTTGACATTGGAGATGGCCACAACTTTGGTTTTGTTTGGCGGGTGCTCCCGGACTTGACGTTTGGCGGGTCTGCGTCCTCTCCCACGCCGCAGGTCACAATGACGTTGCAAGGGCTCACAAACTCGGGCTCAGGCGTCACAGCTTCTGCAAATCAGAACGTAATCAAGGGCAGCAACTACGTGATTACCGAAGAATTTACCGGGCAGATTTACACCCGGGTGCGTGGGCGACAGATGATCTTCAAGATTGACTCCAGCCAAGTGGGCACAACGTGGCAACTTGGAGCACCCCGGTTCGATATTCGTCCTGACGGGAGACGCTGACCATGGCTCAAGCTAACACAACGCCCCCCAACCTACCGCTGGCCCCAGAGGAATACAATCGCCAGTACATGGACAGGTTCGCCAACGTGATGCGCCTGTTTTTTAACCAGCTTGTTTCTCCGGGTCCAATGGCCGGGTCTACTCAGCGTAACGGTACGGACATCATCTCGGGACTGAGCTTTTTGCAGCCTGATCCGACGACCCCCGGAGCGTCTATTGTCAGCTTGCCGACCGATGCGGATTTTGCTAACCTACGCGTGGGTTCTGTCTACTATGACAGCGCCACAAAAGTACTGAAAATAAAGGTCTGACATGAGCTTACATGCCCTTGCCAACGACATGGCTTCAAAAGGCCGCTATGGCGACTCGATGCTGGTGCACATGGCACCCAACGAAGTTGCTGGCCTGCACGCTCTTGCACTTCGCCACGGTGAAAAGCTGACCATCAACCCCCAGACGGGACTGCCTGAAGCGTTCAAGCTAAAGTCGCTGCTCCCAATGATTTTGGGTGCTGCATTGGCTCCTTTGACCGCAGGTACGTCACTGGCGTTCCTTGGCGCAACACCTTTTGCTGCGGCCCTTACAGTTGGCGCAGGGTACGGCTTAGCCAAGGGAAGTTTGAAAGAAGGCTTGCTGGCAGGTTTGGGTGCGTACGGCGGTGCAGGTTTGGCAGCAAGTCTAGGCTCTGCGGGTGTAAGCGAAGCGGCTGCGCAGGAAGCATTTAAGCAATCTGGAACCGCTGTTGCAGACGAAGCCGCCGCTGTCGCCGCGCAAAACGCGGCCAGTCAATCGGGAACAGCCGTTGCCAATGATGCCGCCGCTGTGGCTGCGGACAATGCAGCGAGGAGTGCAGCGGAGAGTGCTTACCCCGTTGCAGAAGGCGTAGTAGTTGACCCTGTTCACACTTATACACAAATGCCCGCCCAAGGGGCTCCTGTTGATTCGGCAAGCCTGAGCACCGCAGGTTACACCCCTACACCGCCCCCTACAGGGCTGGAAGCATTGAAGCAAGGCGCACAGAGCATCTATGACAAGGGCCAAGTGGGGGATTTCTTCACGAACAAGGCCAACCGGGGCTTCACGATGGCCGCAGCGTCATCTGCCCTGATGTCGCCCGAAGACGAAGAAAGCGCACCAGAGACCAAGCGCAGCACCGGCTACATCCGCCCGGCTCGTTACGACTGGCGCACTGGCAAGTATCAATATTTTGAACCCGTCAAGGCTTCGGAGTGGGGCACGCGCAACCTGTCCGAATACACCAACCCCAACGACCCCAACGCACGCACGCCTTTTGGAGCTAAGGCTGGTGGCCTGATGGCCCTTGCCAACGGCGGAGCCATTGCTTTTGACGGTGGCGGCGGGGTGACGGACGAAGAACTGAGACAACAGGCAGCCGCCTCTGAGGCGTATTACGAAGCTCTTAGACAAGCGCAGGCGCAATCTGTTCCTGCGCCGCAACCCGACTACTATGCGGATCAACAAAGAGAAGAAAGATATACGCCTCCTTCGGCCCCTGTTGCTACAACTCCGGCCCCTGTTGCTACAACTCCGGCCCCTGTTGCTACAACTCCTGCCCCTGTTGCTACAACTCCGGCCCCTGTTGCTACAACTCCTGCGGCGGACACCAGCGGTTTTACAGTTGGCCCGACTCAAATCGGTCCCGGCCCAGACACCAGCTATCAAATGGCAGGCGGCACCAAGGCCGAAGGCTACTCCCGCGACTACACCCCTGAGCAACGCATTGGTATCAATGAAGCGTTTATTCGCAGCCAAGAAGATGCGGGTTACGGCATCAAGGGGCTCATGGCCGACATGGAAAAAACAGGTGTCACCGCCAAAGACTTGGCGCTGTCTCGCGGGCTGGACAAGAATACAGTCAACCAGTACTTGGTCCGTGGCGGAGCCGATTTGGACTTCATGGGTATCGACACCGGAATGGATAAGGCAAAGTTGGATGCGTTTATCAAAGAACAAAACGCCGCACCAAACCCTTATGGCCAAGGCACGTTGGGGGATGTTTTTAAAAAACAAGGGATTAGCGACACTGACCCCCGCCGCTACGCACAGGCGCAAGAAGTTGTAGAGCGTGAAGCACGCCGTAACCTGATGCGCACCAACGCACCCCCTACCCCCAACCGCCCCCCGGAAGTCTACGTGCCTCCACCGGGTCCTCCGGTCGCACCCCCTACTCCAAACCGCCCTCCAGAAGTCTACGTGCCTCCACCGGGTCCTCCGGTCGCACCCCCTACTCCAAACCGCCCTCCAGAAGTCTACGTGCCTCCACCGGGTCCTCCGGTCGCACCCCCTACTCCAAACCGCCCTCCAGAAGTCTACGTACCCCCA